GTTCTACACAAGAAAAACAGAAGGCATCTAATGCGGCTGAACATAAGAAAGTATATATTAGAGATCTTGAATATTACCTAAAGTCTGGTGATTTTATTAGTTACTTCTCTGGGCAAGATGAAACTACAAAGGTTATACCACGATGTGTAGCACTTGCTTATTATGAAGACGGCACGCCTAAGCGGTCGTGTGGGGTATTCTATCCAGATATTAACGCAGTCTGGACTAAAGAAATGGATGAAACTATGTTTGCATATATGAGAGATGACACAAATTATGTTCCTAAAAAGTCTGGAACGATAGCCATAACTGACAAACAATTTGATTCAAGTCTTTAGGGGGGCGTCAAGCAGGGTTCTTGCGCCCTGGCCCTCTCTTGACAAATAAATACTTCTATGATATAATAATACTAACAGATTAAAGTATGGTAATGGGTAATCGTAGGAACACGCTTTCTCTCCACATTCTAGATAAAGTAGTCCTTTAGCTAGGTGTTTAACCGCAGTATGCACTCATACTATGAAAACCGATAGCCAAGGTGTCATTACCATACTCAACTTATTAGGAACACATGGAAAACGATTTATTAAAAAGACTTATCGCAATTATTGCAAGATTTGATCAAGGAATAACTGAAGCAAAAGGTGGAGAAGGTATAGACAAACCCGCAATCAGAGAAGCCAAACTAATCTTGAGTTCTGATGATGATACTTCTTTTGTATATGATTTAAATCACAATGATGCAGCAGAGATTGTTGGCCAATTTTCTCTTTTTAAAAAGGGAGAAGATGATGTTGTTACTCCGATTCCTATTACAAGTTTTATTCAAGAAGGTAAGATTCAAGGTATAGAGATGAAGGATATTTTATTAAATTAAATAAAGGATATTATGACATTAAAAATTGATTTCGGTGAAAGTGATTTTGCTCCAGAAGAAACCCCCAAAGCAGCAGGTGGTACTGAACTTATGCAGAAGTGGTTATTTTCTCGTATTGACCCAGAGCTAAAGAATTATTTTCAATGGGTCGCTTCTCGTAAAAGGAAATTAGAAGATAAACCAAGACTGTTTTGGGCTCATGACCTTGCCCAAGGTCCAGAAGTTGCATTTCTTAAAGAACATAAGAATATGTTAGACTTTGAAAAGGTAATATTTGTCAGTAATTGGCAACAGTATCAATATGGAGTTTATCTTGGCCTTCCTTATGATCATGGTGTTGTTATTCAACACGCCATAGAACCTATTCCAGAACATGAAAAACCCAAAGACAAAATTTCCTGTATCTATATGAGTACACCTCATCGTGGATTGGAAATTTTACTTGGTGCTTGGAAACATCTCAAAGAAAACAATAAATCTGAAGAAGTTCAATCAGCAGAACTGAATATCTTTTCTAGTTTTAAACTATATGACCGTCCTCACATGGATGAACAATATCGCCATGTATATAAAGCTGCTCAAGAAATGGATGGTGTCAATTATCATGGTACAGTATCTAATGACCAGATTAGAGAAGAACTTACCAAGAATCACATTATGGCATATCCATCAGTTTACATGGAAACGGCTTGTATTTCAGTAATGGAGGCTATGAGTGCAAAGTGTATGGTGGTGTGTCCTAATCTTGGAGCTCTTCCAGAGACTTGTGCCAACTTTGCTTGGATGTATGGATATGAGCCGGGGCCTGAGAAACATATTGCTGTTCATTCACATATTCTTGGAAGGGCTATTGAGTCTTATAGAAAAGATGAGACAGAAATTTTGTTGGGTTTACAGAAAACATATTTTGATACTTTTTACAATTGGGATATGCGGATGAATCAATGGAATCAGTTTCTTGAATCAATTAAAATGAGAATAGAGTTGGAGAAAAATGATACTACTAGATTATAGTCAAACTGTGATTGGTTCTTTCATGGCTGTGGGCAGAGGTAAACCAGTTGTAGAAGAAGACCTGTTAAGACATACAATACTCAATTCAATCAGAATGTTTCGTAATCAGTTTGCAAAAGATTATGGAGAAATGGTTATTCGGTGTGATTGTAAAGACAACTGGAGAAAGAAGGTATTTCCAGAGTACAAAGCAAATCGTAGGAAAAATAGAGAGAACGACATTACAGATTGGAAAACTCTTTTTGAACTACTCCATGAAATGAGAGAAGATTTGACTAAATACTTTCCATATAAAGTCATGCATGTAGATACTGCAGAGGCTGATGACATTATTGGTGTTCTTGTTGATCACTGCGAAGAAAATCCTACTCTGATACTTTCTAGCGATAAAGACTTTATTCAGTTACAAAAGTATCAAGGAGTGAGACAATGGTCGCCACTTCAGAAAAAGTTTGTGGTTGGTGATCCTGCAGAATCTCTGTATGATAAGACAATTAGAGGTGATACTGGTGATGGTGTTCCTAACATCCTTTCCTCCGATGATACTCTTAAAACTGAAGGAAAACGCCAAACTCCTATAACTAAGAAAAAAATGGAATTATGGAGAGGTAAAAAACCAGAAGAATTCTGTAATGAAGCCATGCTTAGAAACTACCATAGAAACAAGACATTGGTTGATTTGAGGGAAACTCCAAAATCAATTCGTATAAATATAGTAAATCAATACGATAATCAAGAAGCTGGTGATAGAAGTCAACTCTGGAATTATTTTGTTGATAATAGATTGAAGAACCTTATGGATGTAATTGACGAGTTTTAATTATGACAACTAGTTTACCAAGAGTTTTTAGTGAGATTGCAGCAGCACGCACTAAAAAACAAAAGAAAGAACTATTATTAAAATATGATTGCTTTGCACTTCAACAGATTTTAAAAGCAACATTCGATCCAAATATAAAGTTTCTCTTACCGCCGGGTACACCCCCCATAGTCAAATATCAAGGAGACACAGACGAGCCAAATCCAACTTATCTACATTTTCATATTAGAAAGTTGTATTTGTTTGTTGAAGGTCAATCCCCCAAAAATTTGACTAACATGAAAAGAGAAAAAGCATTTACAGATATTTTAGAAGGTATACATCCTTCTGAAGTAGAACTTCTTCTGCAAGTGAAGGATAAAAAACTAAAATGCAGAGGATTAACTTTCAACCTAGTAAAAGAAACTTTTCCTAATTTATTACCATGATAAAAAGTTTAGAAGAGAGAATAGTCAATTTAACCAAAGTTACTACAGACAATGTTGAAACAACTGTAGAAGCTGAACTACGGCAATTGGAAATGAAGGGCGGAGTACCGATACAAGTTTCGGTTGTTCTTGCTAAGGAAGAAAATTTTCAATTTACTATGGATTGGAATAGTACCATGTCAAAATTTTCCACTACACTAGATGGAATTAAATGGTACTCTGATTTTGATTACTCCTTATACTCCCCCAAATTATGGGAAACTGGCAGCATCGCCAGAGCTCCCCGCCGTGGCCGAAACTCTCCTATTTAAGTTTAAGTAAGTGGCTATCATACTTAACTCAACACTATCAAAAGAGGAATATGAAAATATTCATTGCCTTAGTAGGGCTTCTTACGCTGTGGTCTGCTACGTTAAATTCAGGCAGCACATATAAAATTTGGGTTCCGCCAACAATTACTGACAAACAGGCAACAATAATGTCTCCATTACAAATGACTACAAATGGAAAGACTACAGTTGTACCAATGGTGAATTCAGAAGAACTAGAGTGTATGTCAAAAAATATATATTTTGAAGCAGCTATGGAATCTACTGCTGGAAAATTAGCAGTAGCACAAGTCACTATGAATCGTGTGAGATCACATCATTATCCAAATACCGTTTGTAAGGTTATTACACAGGGGAGACATTATAAGAATGGATTTCCAGTTAGAGATAGATGCCAATTTAGTTGGTATTGTGATGGTAAACATGATGAACCACCTACACGCGGTTCAATGTGGAAGGAGTCACAGGAAGTTGCTAATTATGTCTTATCAACTCCTGACTTGATGGACATAACGGATGGAGCAACCCATTATCATGCGGATTATATCAGTAGTCCGAGATGGGCAGACCCACGCCGTAAAACAGCAGAGATTGATACACATATTTTTTTCAATCATGCGCGAAAAAAAGCAAAAAAGACTTGACAAGCTCCTGACAAACCTGTATAATAGTAGGTGAAGAGTGAGGAAAGCCTTCCTCACTCTAACTCTCTAATTGAGATTGATTATGACAACAGTTACAGAAATATTGGAACTCTACCGATATGTTGGTGATACCGAAGCCGCAGAGACGGCTCTAACAGAATTGATTACTGCAAGTTATTCTGATGGGTATTCCTTTGCAAAAAATGAGGCAGGGTTGATTGAAGAAGTATCAAACGCACTAGCAGCAGATTAATTATGAATATATTTTATTTGGATAAACGCCCAGATGATTGTGCGGAGATGCACTGCGATAAGCATGTAGTGAAAATGATACTAGAGAG